ACATTTTTAACGTCATTTCCTCTATCATCACCAATATAAGCAACACTATCAGGTGCTTCAGTACCTAAAATGTTTTTTATACCTTTTGCAATTTGATTTGGAAAATTAAATAATCTTGATGATTGTTGTGACCTTGCAGTTGTTGTATAATTTGGTGCATATTTTGAATATCCCAATAAATCGAATAATCTATTCTTAGTCGATTCACCCATATATTCTATTAACAAATCTGAAGGTTTTCTAGATGGTAGTGGTCTTCTTCTAATACCGATAAAACTACCTAATGTACCTGTTAAATCTTGCCACACTTTTGCACCTTCACTTACATTAGTTGGTCTTGTATTGACTGGATTTCTTGGATTAGTTAAATAATCACCGGGTATTTCTGACCACGGTAATTGTGTTCCTGACACTGTTTGTAAAAAATCGATACCCTTACCTAAAATTGTCTTAGCTACGGTTATTTTATTGTTTCCTTCAATAATTGGTTCCTTTCCACGAATTACGTTTAGTAACGCAGAACTATTACCTGATAAACCGTCTAATAATCTATTTCTACCATTAACGACCGCATTTAAATTTTGTTGTATTCTTGAGAAAACCGGACCTTGGCTATTATTTCTAATGTAATATGCAGCAAACTTAAATAACTCCGATTCCGTATCATAATTAGAATTTCCCATAATCCCAATTAGATTGTAATTGGTTTGGGTAAAATAGGGATATAAATTCAAATTAATTCTTCTAGGTAAATCACCTATACTTTCGGTGATAATATATTCTTCAGGTTTGAAGATATTTTTCGTTTTAATTGTAGTTAAGTCCGTTACACGGTTAGAATCAACCTCAGGTTGACTTATATTAGCCAAATCATTTAAGGTTCTGATACTATATGACGAATCTGTAAAGGTTTTGGGGGATGGTTCTTTACCGTATACAGGGTCTAAAGTCCTTTTTAAAATTTCATCCCTAAATCTCTTAGTGGCATCAAAATCTAAATAACTTGGCATTAAACTTATTTTATTATATAAATAGGGAATATTAAAAAATCTACACTATTATGATGGTATTAGATATGACCCTTTTTGTTCTGCGGTTGGCATTCCAAAACCAAAAGGAAATGTGACTGCAACATTTGATTTCAAATTAAATGTTTGTTCTCTTGATGTGTTCATTGCGGTAGTTTTCTTATCAATTTCTTCTTTTTTCCTTTCTACTTCTTTTATTTTTTCTTGTTGTTTGTTTTCTAATTCTTTTATTTTATCACTCACATAATTCTGAACCCCTGAAAAATCCGATGTTTTATATGTCTGTATTGCTTGATTTCTAATGGTTTCTTTCATTGAATTAATTTGTTCTGAACTTAATTTAAATTCAGAACCATATTTTTTCACTTCAGTCATTACAGGTTTTAAAACCTTATCAATTTCAGTCTGAACGTCCGCACCTTTAGTTATTGCTCTTATATTTTCTCTAGCATATCCTTGTAAAATTCTATATATATTTTGCTGAACCGATAATTGGTCTTTTGCAATGTCCGTAGGTGTCATCTCTTCGAAAGCCTTTTTATTTTCTTTTAACACATCTACTTGTTCTTTTGTTAATTCAGATAATGCAACTTGGGTTTCACCTCTGAATTTATCTTGTAGGGTTTGTGGTATTTCTATGACCATCTTACCTTTATCCATTTTAGATAAGTTTGTGATAAATCTCTTATCCTCTTCTTTAATATCAAATCCTTTACCGGCTAAATCCATTGCGGCAGATAATCTTTCTTGTGACGCAACAGCAACTTTTGTTAACTCACTAGTACTCATACCCAATTCTTTAGCCATATCTCTCGCCCTTCTTAGATTTACATTGTTTACTTCAAATTTTCCTTGTTCGGAGTTATATGTTGCTAAACTACCTGCAGCACCAATTAACGCATCAGACAAACCCTCAACATTATTTGTTGCCATATTCATCAATTTCAATGGGTCGTTAAAATCTCCTATTGCCCCACCTAATACTTGTAAGTTAGCAGTTAATGATAATGCAGCATCAGGATCCATAACTTTTTCTGCAATATCAAAAACTTTTTGCATGTTGAATCTGAACTCTGTTGCTTTTCTTGACATTTCAGATAACCCTTGTATACCATTTTTAAAACCGTATTCGTTTAATTTTTCAATGTTAGCTCTTATATCCGAAACTGTGGTTTTTGCTCTTAAACCTAAACTTAATGAGTCTTTTCCTGCTTTGTCTATCGCTTCCATTGCACCTCTCGCACCTATACCTACTCTTTCAAATTCATTAAACAACGCACCCATTTCTTCGTAGTTCCCAACAAACGCTCTTGCAGTTGCAAATGATTTATCAATAGTCTCTCTTGAAATAAGATTAAACCTACCTGATTTTTCCATCATGGAAGTAATCATGTTAGTTATATCTCCAATACCATACCCAAATTCAATTGCTGCCGGTTGTGAATCTAATAATTCACTTCTCAATCCTTTTGAAAGTTCTCCACTTATACCAATTTTTTCATTGATATCAGTTCTAAGTTGTGTTTCTATGGCTAATTGACCATTAATATCTCTTAATACCTCTTTTAAAAATGTAGTGTCATTTTTTTCTCTATTTCTGTAATCTTCTAATTTTACGGTTTCTAAATCTGATATCTTTCCAAATTCTTGTTTAGATTCTGATAACGCGGATAATGTAGATAATCCCTCTTTACTCGTTGTTGGTGTATTTGTTGGTGATTTACTTCTACTTGCATTTAATGTAAATTTACTTTTTGATGAATTTTTTAATTCATTGTATGTTGTATCTCCTTTAGTTCCACCGTCCATCTCATAAGCATTAGACGCATCCGTACCATTAGTGAAATTATCGAAATAGTATTGTTTACTCTTAACTGGCATATCAATAAATATTTAATTATCTATTTTCAACTTCAATTAGGTAATTGATAAAATACCTTCGTTCAAATATCGGCATATCAAGGATATCTCTATAAGAGAAACCTTTTTTAATTAGATATAAAATTTCGTCGTATTGTCCTTTTTTATATTCCGTAGAAAGGGCGAAAAAATTCAACCCCAAATCCAATATTTGCTTGGATTGTATCTCCTGATGGGGTGGTTATATTTTGGGTTAAATCTAAACCCGGTTTATTTTCGTTTACAAATTTTCTAAAATCTTGAGAATCTTTAATTGGCATTTTTTCAATAAATGCCCTTATTTGCATTGGTTCTCTATTACCACTAACTGATTTTATCATGAATTCAAGTTGTTTGGTTATAATAGGTGCAATACCATTACCATTCCAACTATCTCTTATTTGGTCTATTTCGTCTTCTTGTTTTTTTGATAAAAATTTAAAAGTTACATTTACTTTAGATTTTTCCATGTAATATTTGTATTCATCATTTTCATCAGATTCTAATTTAAAATCTTTTGTTTTTAGTGTTGATAAATCTACCACAGCACTAAATTCTTTTTCTGTTTTTGGGTCAGTTAATGTTAAATTATATTCAGAACCAAACGCGGTGTTTCTTAAGAAAATCAATATCGCTTGTTTATCTTCTTCAACTAAATCGTCTATTGATAAATCTTTATCTAAAACTTTTCTTTTTAATAATTCATTTACAACTTGTTGTGTTGCAATCAAATTTGGTGATGATAATATATTCTCATCTACTGCAGTTAAATAAGCAACTCTAACATTTTTCTTTTTATTTTCATAATGAATACCTCTACTAGGTAATTCAATTACATCATATGATATTGTTGGGTCTATTCTATTTTGTTCCATATTACAATTTAATTAATAACTAGTGGAAAGTAAAGTTTAATAAAACAAAAAACCGATAATCTTTTGGACTACCGGTTTTGTATATGAAAATTGTATAATATTAGTAAATTAAAATACATCTATCCATTCTCAACGAACAAGCTATGTTAGCTAGGTCATCTCTGTTGTAATCTAAATCTCCGAAGTTCAAATCAGTTAAGAAACAACCTTCTAATAACCATTTCTCAACTACAACTCCTGTTGGGTCTAATAACTCTAACTCAACATCTTTCTTATAACCAGCAGCATATCCCATACGACCGGTTACAGATTCAGCATGTAAACGGAACCATTCCATTAATGCTTGAGCTGCCGAAGGACCGATTGGGTCTCTGAAGTTTACTTTAATTTCATTCCACTCAAATTGACCAGCAACATAAGTTTTCGTATTAAGAAAAGGTATTGCTACTGAATTAATTTTTGCACTTGGTCTTGATGACGATGTCACATACCACTCGTTGATACCTAAAGATGATGGGAATCTAACGATAAATCGGTTGACTCTTTTTGGTTCGTATGGAACCGGCATTTTCATTAATAAATCCGCCATGTTGTATTTGTTAAGTTTTTTTAGTTATTTACTTTCTTATAAATATATCAAAAAGAAAAATAATTTATTTTTGGTTTAATTATATAAAAAACTTGATTTTCTCAATATTTTTTCTTAGTTTTTTACAAGTCCCAGTATTACTAGTTCCAGTTTAAAATTCTTTATAATATTATTAATAAATACCAGTATAACTAGTTTCTAGTATTCTGGATATAGTATAATTCTATTTTTATTATATTATGATGTTCCACGTGGAACGTTCTACATAAAAAAAGGAGGTCTTTCAACCTCCTTTTTTATTTTTATATCTCCTTTTAGATTAGATATTTTCAAAAGATGCACCTGTTGGTGTAATGATGAACTCTACATCGATAAATTCAAGAGAACGAGTTGGTTTGATGTAAATCTTACCTCTTAATGTGTTTGCATCGATGTCCTCAGGGTCATTTGATACAGTTACACGGAACTCATATAAACCTCTTTCCTTTTTAATTGATTCAAGAATTGGATTTACCAATCTTAAGAAATCATTTCTAACGATTTCATCATTTTGTTCGAATAACAATCTTACAGAAACAGCTGAAATTAACTTTCTAGCTCTCAGTAACAATCTTCTTACGTTGATTCTATCTAAAGCCGACTCTCTTACTTGAAGAGTTTTGTTACCCCAAATTATAGTACCTGTATCTGAGAATGTTGCAATTGGGTTAATTCTATTTTTATATAATTCGTCTCTTTCATCTAAAGTTAATTTCTTAGAAGCTTTGATTGAATTTACTAAACCTCTTGTATAACCCGCAACCGCGAACCAAGGATATGAAACATTGTCTGTCAATGCAATATTCTTCAATACTTCACCTGTTGGTGGGATATAAAGTTGAGTTGCATTATCTGTATCTCTCACTTGAATCCAAGGCCAATAAGTTGCTGAATAGTTAGAGTCAATATTTGCATCATCTAACAAACCCACAACCTGTTCAGCTGCAGTTGTTCCTGTTATATTAGGAGAATTCATAATATAAAGTGAGTCAGCTCTGTCATTTTCAACCATATCAATCGCTTGATTAACTAATGAACTGTGATTGTAGAAATCAATACCAGGTGTTGCAAACACATTAATATCAATAGCCTCAGGATTACCAAATGTTTCAATACCTTGTAAGTATGCATAATAGTCTGAATTTCCAGTAGTTGTACTGAAAACACCTCCATTTAATGTGTTACCACTAGTATATGTACTTTTACCAAATATGAAACCATCACCATAAGTTCTGGTTTGTCTATAAATGTCCCATCCATCGTGACCACCATAAACTAAGAATGTGAACTTACGATAATTCAATGAAGTTAACTTGTTATCATTTCCTGTCTGACCTTCTAAATCATAAGGAGTTGTCATAAACATTTTACCAGTTGGAGTTGCACCTGTTATATTTGATGCATTCACTGATAAGTGGAAACCATATGTTTCGTCAACACCGTTAGTTCCTTTGTATTTTAATAAATCCTTATCAAAACCAACTTGTGATGAAATACCCAACATAACCTTTCTAACCTTATCTCCCGCTTCAACTATTTCGGTTCCGTCAGAATCGTATTTAATTACGTCACCAGCATCGTAGTATTCAGTTTTATACATTACACTACCATATGTTGTTCCTGTTAAAGAAGTTACTCTATTACATCCAAAACCTTTGAAACCAGCTGGAACTGCGTCCACAGGGTGGTTTTCAACCATAGTTAACATAATATATTTAGAACGTAATTCATATTCACCGTCAGATGTACCAACTTTCTTAGCCACATATCCCGCTAAATCAGGATTCATAGAACATCTTGAAAACTTTTCAAGAACAACCTGTGCATCATCTGTATCGTTAAAATCACGTACTAATAAATCAAAATCACCAGTTTCTAAATCAATATTCTGAACTGTTACTTTTACTTGGTAGTTTGCGGATTCACCATCAGAAATTGTAATTACTTGGAATAAATCTGATACATTACCACCACGATATTCTGAAACTACCATTGGTGAAATTGTTGTATCCCACTGACCGATGAAATTATCACCTTCATTGGTTACATCAAAATCCATTTCAACACCTCTAATTATACCTCTTTGATAAGCTTCTTTTAATAAACTTGAATATACTTCATGAACGTATAATGGGAAATCTGAATAATCTTTATCAAATACTTCTGTACCTAAAACTTTAGATATATACTTACTTGAAGTAGTATCGAATGTCACAGTAAATTCTTTAGAACCTCCAGTGTCACCCGTTACATTAATTACAAACTCACCAAGTGGGTTAGTAGTCATATTATCAACTTCTGTCATTGAAACGTCACCAGAAGTTGTAACTTCTAATGATAATGTTTGTCCACTATAACGACCTCTTGATCTTAAAGCTGCTAAAACTACACCATGTTGTTCGTAGTTATGTTCAGCGTCCCAAATTATTTGTGTAATTTCCCACTTATTAGTTGAATTAATAAATTGGAATAAATATGAGTACACCCCATCGACAGTTGTTTCGTCACCAGGAGTTGCTAAGTAGTAACAAGAGTTATACCACTCTTTACCATTTGTATTTTCTGAATAATATTTTCCAGTTAATGAAGAAACCAATTCAGTTCCGTTACCTGTTATTGCACTTAACGATGTGCCCTCAGTATTTTTACCAATCCAAAAATATTCATTCGTAGAACCAGTAGTAGAACCTGTATATCCACCATAATTTTCTTTCAAATATGTTACCATATCTGTACCATCTACTGAAGTGACACCCGAAAGATGTGCTAATATATCATCTAAATCATCACTTGCACCTGGTGTAACGTCTGCTGTGGTTATAGAAGAATTACTAATTGTAATAGCTGAAATTTCATATCCTAATGTGTAGTCTGTTAAGTCGACTTTAACACCACCAATAGATTTGATTGCGAATGTTTTATTTGGTTTGTATCCTGTTAATCCTAATATTCTTGTAACGAATAATTGATTAGACTCTTGTAAATAAGACTTTGCGACATAAGGTAATTCATATTTAGGGTTACCAACTCCGTCTTTTTCTGGAGATGATGGACCAAAATATGTTTTGAATTCATCAAAATTACCAACTAAAATTGGTTCGAAAGCTGGACCTTTTAAAGTCTCACCTACTAAACCTAAAGTGGTAACACCTACACTCTGTGCAACGAATGTTAAATCTTTCTCTGAAGTATAGACACCCGGAGAAACGAAAACTCTGTTTGAATTTGCCATTGATAAATGTTTGGTTAATATTTTTTTATTACTTCTTATAAATATCTTTGATTTTACCAAAGATTTCCACACTTTTCTTAAAAAGATAGTTATTTATCTTTTATTATCTTTACCATGGAAAAGAAACAAAAAAATGTAAAAATCAGTGAAAAACACCACGAAATACTTAAATCCTACTGTGATAAAAATGGATTAAAAATCCATAAGGTCTTAGAAAAATTCATAGATGAATTAAGTAAACCCAAAAAGAAAGATATCTACGGAGAATAATTAGTGAAGATATGTTACATTAATAGTTGAACCTACTGAAGGAGTTCCTAACAATTTTATCTGTTTTGTGTTCTGAATTACAAAATTTGTTGTTTCTTCTTGTAAAAGACCATTGACATCCAAACTAATAAAGGTATCAATATCATATGACAATTGCAAATAAACAGTTGACCCTGTGGTAAACGTGATGGATTCGGTGGTTAAATAAACGACCTTTCCATAATTATTCAAAAACGTGTTCACATTATCCACTTGTGTGTCTTTCTTTCCTCTATAATAGTGAATTGTAATAATGTCTCCGTTTTCAGGAGCACCCAAAAATGTTAGTCTTGAGGTTCCTGTAATATGTAGATAATTCAAATCTTTAGTTAATAATTCACCATTTAAATAAACATTAAACAATTTAGTCATAGGTTCCCCAACAGAGTACGATGTTGTGGTCCCATCAGCCGTAATTTTACATATTGTGATATCCACATTACCCGTTAATGTTTTTTTAGATACTGGTTTGTCCGTAATAAATTCAGTAACTAAAAAAGCTCTACTGATTGCAGGTTTCACTTCAAACTCCTCACTATCAATCAATAACCCTAACATTGTAAACTTGTAGGTTTGTAAATAAAATCTACGACCATCCAAAGTTTCCATTGGTGTATTATCTTCAATTCCATCTAATACTATTGGAATGTAATGACCTTTTATTGATGTATATGATTGTCTTGAAGAGAACTTCTGTAAAACAATTTTATTAAACTTATTTAACTCTCTTAGTTTATTACAAACAAAAACAACCTCATATGATACATCCACCGCCACAGGTTGTGGTATTTTATAAACGTCGGCACCCATTTGTGTTCCGTTCCAAGTTGGTACAGTAGCATAGTGGAATGATTGTCTATCAGGTATAGTTCTTTGTGTTACAGGATTTGTTCCCGGTTGAACATCAGGTTTTCTAATAATAGCAATAAAAGGTAATTTCATGTTACCGTCCTCATCACTAAATTCCCAATTGTTTGAAAACTCAGACCATCTCTGTACAGTTAATATCCTCGGTATAACAGGTATCTGACCACCATCACTTACGATTTTAAATGAAGATTTAACATAATCTAACATACCCGAATCCATATCTTCGTGAAGTAAAGAATCAGGTAAAAAACTATCAGACTTTGTAATTCTATCTAATAATTCTTGTCTTCTATTAATAACATTTACACCTCTTTCGGTTTCTTTATTACCGTAAACTTCGATGTTATTTTTTCTTTTGGGTATTCCCATATTATACTCCTTTAAATTCACCTTCTTGTGTAGGTGCACATGTTATTGTTCTGTAATGTGGTTTATAACCAAACATTTTGTGTTTATTATCTGATGTTACTTTACCGTCATTTGTTACCGTATAATATCTAACTCTATCTTCAGAATCTTGATATCCAATGTAATCACCATATTTGATATCTACTTTCAACTCTTCTAAATGTTTTATATAAACTGATAAGATTAAATTACCTGGCTCATTATATCTGAGTAAACCGCCTTTATATGATGAGTTTTTAGGTTCATCAATTTTAACCAACGCATTAAACTCAATCGGAGGGTAATATTTTATTTCACCACTACCCGCTTCAGCATAAACCGAATCACTACTTGTTTTACCTCTATCAACACGATATAACACCAATTTCATATTCAAATCACCATGTAGGTATTCTTGACCCATTTGAATATTAATATCAAAGTCGTCTTGTGAGAAAAATTTACTTAATCTGGTGATTGGTAGTTTATTGTTCATATCCTTATAAATAGTTTAATGTTACAATCTATTTAGTTATATTTTATATATATTGAATATGGAAACTAAGATACCCGAAATTGAAGCAAGGGAAATTTTATTGAGTTACGAAGGTTCCAACAATCAATTTTTGGATTGGAAGAGGAAATTTAATGAGGTTAAGAATTTCAAATTAACAAGACCTCAATCTGAACACGTTATAAAATACAAAGATGTTGTACCTAAAGTTGCACGAAAGTATATTAACATTGTTTCAACATTTGGTGAAAAAATAATGGAAGAAAGGTTATTACCGAAACCACCAGAAAAAATTTGGTGTGAGAAACTTTTGTGTGATTCTGATAAGGCTTTTCAAATTTGGGGTAAGGTTTTGGATAGTGACCAAATGAGTGCAATGTGGGTTCCAAAGGCGGTAATATTACAGGAAGAGAAAAAATTAAACAGAGTAATTGATTATACAAAGTATGGTTCAAGACCTCCAATGGAACATCAAAAAGTTGCAATTGAAAAATTATTAGCAAATAATAAATTTATTCTTGCTGATGATATGGGTCTCGGTAAAACAACTTCGGCGGTTATTGCTGCTTTAGAAAGTGGTGCAAAGAAAGTTTTAATTGTATGTCCAGCATCTCTTAAAATAAATTGGGACAGAGAAATTAAAAATTATTCAGATAGAAAAACATTAATCGTTGAAGGTCGTAAATGGGGTTCCACATTTGACTTCTATATTATCAATTATGATATAATTAAAAACTATCATACAACAGATAAGAGTGAAGACAGTGATGATTATAAATTATTAGTAAATGAAGGTTTTGATTTAGCAATTGTCGACGAAGCACATTATATTTCAAACACGACAGCAAATAGAACAAGGTTATTAAATGATGTCTTATCAAAGATACCAACTGTGTGGTTATTAACGGGGACACCAATGACATCAAGACCAATCAATTATTTCAACTTATTAAAGATTGTTGATTCACCTTTGACATTAAATTGGCAAACATATGTTAAAAGATATTGTAAAGGATTTCAATTTAAAGTTGGTAATAGAAAAGTATGGAACACAAGTGGTGCAAGTAATTTAGATGAATTACGTGAAAGAACTAAACCATATGTTTTACGTAGAATGAAAACTGATATTTTGGATTTACCTGAAAAAATTATTACTCCAATTTTTGTTGAGTTGAATTCAAAAATGTATGAAGAAGAAATGGATGACTTCACACGTATCAGTAGTGAAAATAGAGATAAAGAAACTTTATCAGTAACACTTAATCGTTTAATGAAAGTTCGTCAATTAATTTCATATGAAAAAATACCTTATACTTGTGAATTGATTGATAGATGTATAGAACAAGACAAAAAAGTTATTGTGTTCACAAACTTTACAATGACTTTAGATATGTTACATGAAAAATATAAAAAAAATTCTGTTATTCTTGATGGACGTATGTCAAAAGAGAGAAGACAAGAAGCTGTGGATAGATTTCAAAATGAAAGTAAAATAAAAATTTTTATTTCCAATATTGTTGCAGGAGGAGTTGGTATTACATTAACCGCTGCTGAGGTTGTTGTTATGAATGATTTATCATTTGTACCAGCTCACCATAGTCAAGCAGAAGACAGAGCATATCGATATGGTCAGAAAAATAGTGTGTTAGTATATTATCCAGTATTTGAAAATACAGTAGAAAAAATAATATACAATATATTACAAAGGAAAAAGGGTGTTATAGACCAAGTTATGGGAGACGGAGAATATTCAGAATCGTTCAGTCAGGATTTAATTAAACAACTTCTTTAATTCGTTAATTTTATCTTCCAACAATTTTTCAAGTTCCACATCTTCTATGTTAACGATGTTTACCACAATTTTTTTATCGGGTGTTAATTCGTAATTAATATAGTTTTCTTCCCCCACTTTTTGGTACGTGAAGTGGAAATCGTTAATTCCACATACGTGAAATAGTTCGTTCAATTTATCAGTCATAACCTAAATATAAGATATTTATAAGAATAAACCAAGATATGGCACAAATTATTACAGACACCGAGAAAGATAAATTGTATACACAGGTCTTCCACCTTTTGGGGATGCCAGTTCGTGGAATTGAACTTACGGAAGAACAGATGGATACGTTTATGGAACTTTCACTCTCTGAATATGAACAGTATGTAAGTGATTGGTTAATTGAATCACAATGGTCCGCTTTGGCCGGTTTAGACGTAGATACACAATCTCTCACCAGAGCTTTTACTACGAGAAGTTTAGATTATGAAACCCAATACACATACTCATATTCAAAGATTGTTGGTCTTCAAGCTAATGGTCCTTGGGAAATGAAAAAGGATTTTATTACAATCGTAAAAGGTCAACAAACTTATGAAATTCCGGCTGGTCGTGAAATAAATGAACTTCTTTGGTTTACACGTGCAGAATTGACGGATTCAATTATTGACCCATTTTTAGGTGGTTTCGGTGGTTTGGGTGGTGTTGGTTTTGGTGGTATTGGTGGTTTTGCACAGATGGGTAACGCGGGTTCATACTTTATGATGCCAGCATTTGACCTATTACTAAGAATGCAAGACAGAAGTTTAAAAAACAGATTAATAGGTGGTGAATTAACATATAGAATAACTGCGGGTCCTGAAGGTAAAAAATTAGTTCATTTATATAATGTACCGGGTGGAAAGTTTGATTTCGCAAACGTAGCATCGAATAATTTCCAAGTTTGGTATTGGTACTATGATGTTAATGATGGTGATAGAGATGATTGTTTAGCTAAAAATAAAGATATCATCAAATTACCTTCTGATGTGGACACAGATCAAATTACATGGGAATCTTTAAATAAACCAGCACAGAATTGGGTTAGAAAATACCTTATTGCGTATGCTAAAGAAGGTTTGGCAAGAATATGGGGTAAATTCTCAGGTGACTTACAAGTTCCTGATAGTGCAGTTAAATTAGATTACTCTACATTGTTAACAGAAGCTAAAGACGAAAAATCTAAACTTATTGAAGAATTAATGCAAAGATTAGAAAGATTACGTCCTGACAAACTTTTAGAAAGAAAAGCTGGTGAAGCTGAGAACTTAAACAAATCGCTTAAGTTCAGAGCTATGCCTTCACCAATTAACGTAATTTAAGATTCAACCGCATGTAATGCATAATCGTTACCATTAGTTTCGATTATTTCTTCTTCATTTGACTTAACACTTATTTCTTGCATCGCAACGACTCTTCTATTTTTATCTACCCAATAAGGGTCTGCAAGTTCTAGACTATTTTCTACATACATAAAGTATGGGTCTCTTTGTACTCTGTTCCAAAATAAAACCTCACTGTCTGATAGTGTCATCACCTCTTCTAATTTATCTTGACCCTCTTCTTTTAATGGAAACCCATTTACCAATTCACATTGTGCTTTAGTAAAATACTGCCTATTATTTGGGTCTTCAACTAATATGTCTTCTCTAATTGAAGGATGAAACACAACTAACAATGGTTCAATACGTTTGTTAAAAATGTTTAAATAACGTGCAACATTATAATCACCCACCATGTCAGGATTATTTAATATTTCCTTTTCTTCAATCATATAACAATTTACTTCAATATAATCAGGTGGCATCGGATGTCCATGTTTTGCGATAAATTCTTCTTGTGCTTTTTTACTTGGTCTTGCAATTTTCTGAACATCACCTGATGATTTTTTTATACCATTATTGATATAATAAATTGTATCACCTAAACCAGCAGGATAATCATTCTGTATGATTAATTCCATATGTGCTTGACGTGACATTAATGAACCTGCTTTGGTAGTTTTCTTGATATGTTTTTTATATTCTTCTACCGATTGTTTAACACGTGCCTTATTTGCAATTTTTGATAATGGTATTTCTTTATTATAAATTTTATTTACATAATCATAATACAATTCAACAAATGAATGACCGTCACCATTTAACAAATATTTCAATCCTTCATCTAAAAATTCAACAATATAAGTTTGCATCTTTTTAGATTTAATTGTATTACCAGTTAATTTAATTTTTTCTTTTCCTTTCTTCATTAACTTGATAATATAATTCTTACGAGAAACATTAATACAAGCTGGTGCAGTATAGTCAATATCAAGACCCATTTCATTTCTCATGAATGTATCATTAAACTCTGCAGTATCTGCTTCAATACCTGTATATTCTTTTCCTTCAGTAACTAATTCATTTAATCCTTTACCAACATATGTATGTGTTTCAATATCATCAGGTGTTTCAAAGTTCACACCATCCGTGTCCATTACGAGAGGTTTATATCCTTTTCTTTGGAAAAACATAATCATCATTCTTAGACACTGACGACCAACACACGTAATAGTTTCACCCATATTCATATCACCCCACGGAAATACTTGTGGTGCCGACAAACTACCGAAATAAGCATTAATAAAAATCTTGATTGGTAATTGTTTACGGTCATACATCTCCGCTTCAACTGGATTTGTTTTTGCAAGTTCACCGGCAAGACGTTTGTATTTAATACGAATGTTTCTAAAATATTTTAACATCGATTTCTGTACACCCATCACATCACAATCAGGAAACACATCATATACAAGTTGAATTGATGGATAAAGTGAAGCGTAGTCAAACTTAACAATGTTCTTCGAATAACCAACATTTAATAGACGTGATAATCCACCTGTAATTGCTCGTTTTTCATCTTTTGCCGGTATTGCCAAATTATTTTCATAAGACCATGCTAACATTATTATTTTCCATAATGTCGCAGTTCCCATTGTTGCAATTCTTTCATATGTGGTAGGAACCAATTTAGAAAGTAAAAATGTTGATTGAGAAAACGAGTCATCAACAATCATAGTTTCATACAAGTCATCATCAAGATACTGTTCTACAATTTTTCTACCCGGCCATATTTCAAATTTACCTGGATATTTTTCTAACAATCCTTCGGTACCCGGCTCACCAATTTGTTTATAGTTACCTGTTTTTGGATTAACATAATAACTTTCATTACTCAAATATATTTTTGAAATTTTACCTCCGTCAACATACACACGATTAGGTTTTTCTTTCTCCAAATATTTTGTAATATATTTCAAACCCCACGATTTGATTTCACTATTAATTGCCTGTGCTCTCCTTACTGAATGTGCAATATCAATAATATTAAAACCCCAAATAACATGTTGTGTATAAGGTTCAATTTCATTTGCAAGTTTTAACATCCCTTCTTTCTCTTTCATTCCTTGTGATGTAAAGATTTGTGTTAAACCATCAACATCAACCCCGAGAATTTGTGCACGTTTTAAAATAAAAGGCCAATCGAAAAACGCGGAGTTATATCCACCAATAATTGTTGGTTTTAAATCTTTTATATGTTTAAAAAATCTTTCGATACATTTTTTTTCACCATCTTCACCAAACGCAGGTATTGTTTCATTTAAACCACGATTATCTTTAATTCCAATCAAAATAATATTACAATCTTCAGGATTAAGACCTGTGGTCTCAATATCGAATACAAATCTGTGTACACCACCATAATCTTCAATACCCTTAAATAATCTTTTCTTTTTTTGTATTAAGTATTGTTCTACTGGGTTCAATACTGTAAATAAATGTCTACATTTTTCATCCCACGGGTTTAATCCACCCATTCTAAAAAATGAAATCAAATCGGTATAACTTTTTATACTTTTTACTAAATGGGTCATACCATTTTCTAAACGTTCATTGCCATGAGTTTCTAATTTTTCAATAATAATTCCAAACTCACCCATACGTTTTTTTTGTATAGATTTTGAATTATTATAAAAATTCATTCCACTCAAATCACCAACCCAAATAAATGGTGTAAAAGAATCTGGTTTAACAATTTTCCCCTGTTCAGGGTCTTGAATAATTTTGTAAATTGTATTTGTGGGATAATCGTATTCAACACCTACGATATATTCTTCAGGGTCACCCCCGTTTAAGAAGTTTTCGATAACTTCTTGAGAGATAATCTCTTGCATATATTATAATTTTTAATGTGACGTATTAGCTTGTGATTATATCACAATTTGCCTTGTTTACATTAATAATTATAAGAAAAAAAATTGAAAAATAAAAAATTATACGAAATTAGAAACGTCAGAATTATAATTGGTTAATACCTCGTTACTAGTTATACTTTTGTCATAACAATACACTTTTGCAATTCTACCATTTAATAAATTACCTCCGTTATATGTCGCTAAATTTACTGTACCACTACCTGGATGTGCGTTCTTATTTGCTGTATATGTGCTATCTAAAACACCGTTGATATAAAGTTTCATACCATCGGTGGTATTAAATGTCAATGTAATATTATACCAAGTGTTTAGGTTAATTGTTGATGTTGATGGGTAGTCCATAAAATTACCCCAATTACTATGACCACAATAAATTTTATGACTAGCACCACTTGGTCCCATATACATAAAATGACCATCACCACTTACTATATTATTATCTTGATATGCATTCAAATACACCCAAACTGATTTTGTATATCCAGTTGATGGTATAATACCATTAGAACCTAAACCATATTCATTAGAACCATTAAATGTAAAATATGATGGTGTTCCTGATGTAAATGTTGGTGTGTTATATAATGTAATATTATCTTGTGTTCCGGCTAAATCATACCAAATATTACCTGAACCTGAATATGATGATGGATTACTCGCATCTAATTTCAACACCAAACCATCGGAAACAATTTGTTGTGTATTTCCTGTAATATCGTTTATTGTAATTTCTGCAGTTTGAACCCATATGTCTGTTCTACCTGTTGACCATGCTAAAACTTCTGATATTGTTGAACCGGTTGCACCAAATGATTTTAAAAAGAAAATACATTGATTATCATCATTTGCAACATGAATTGAAGGTCCTTGTAATTCTTTATGCATGTATATGGTATAACCACCTACAGGTGGAATTATACCTTTATAAAAACCTTTTTGACTTGTTGGACCATAATCATCCGCACCTGTAACACCTATATTAAATGTTGTATTCTTTGTAACTGCACTATAAATTGTAGAACCAGATTTAATATAATTTGACATCTTAAATAACGTTAATAAATAATTTTTCTCTTATTGGTAAAATTAATTTAGTTGTGTCATTACCATTACCATCATTAAATTGAATTGTAATTTTTCCTTCGAACTTACCAATTTCAGAAGTTTGTTCTTCTGTAAATCTATAAGTTATATAATATTCGTCATTAATATAATTGAACTTTTTTGTTCTATTTGTTAAATTACATTCAGCATTTAATATATATGGGGTACCAGTTGCAACATCAGACATTTCAAATGTGATTTTTGCGTTTTCAAGCATCTCATTAAATGATGACTTATCGTTTTTTCCGTCGTCAATCATTCTCATTTTCAATATTGGGTCACTAGCCCCTTGTCTGATAAAAAAATCCATATTGAATTATTAAACTGAAGTTAAATTAACACTATTCCAATTAGAACCATTATGGAAATATAAATTTGATCCTGAAACAACCATATCACCTAACGTTGAACCTGTTGGTAATTCATTTACCGGTGTTAAAGATATTAAGTTATCAAATTTTACACTACCACTGAATTCATATGTGTAACCAGATGTTATACCTGATGTATTGAAACCAATTTGTTGATTATTTAAAACTGAAATTTGTGGACTTTCCCAACTATTTGATGTGAAAATATGTACATGTCCGTGATTAATGTCAACAGCATCAAGTGTTCCTATATATAAATCTCTGCCAGCGTTATAAACATATGCATCGTTTTGATATCCAATAGAAAACGGTGTATCAAATCCACTTGAATTAATACCCATATTCACATAATGTAAATTTTCGTCACCATTGTCTGCGGTTGCAACAATATCAGAACTCGCTCCAGCAGCCGAACTATTATTTTTTACATTTATTTGTGAATAAGTTTCAGTATTACCTAAAAAGTTTGCAATGTTGTAACTACCTGAACTATATACACGTATCATTTCAGGGTTACCTGAAACTAAAGAACCGGAACCAATTAAAACAGGGTCGTTAACTCTTAAAAATCCTTCAACAGTTAATGTATTCGCATCTTCACTTGTATGACCAATTCTTGGACTTACACTACCACTACCAAATCTAATATAACCCTGTTCAGGATTCAAAATTCCAGTAATTTGTACGGTATCTAATACTCCACCATCTCCAATCCACGCACCATTAGAACCAAGTTTTATGTTCAATCCATCAGTTGTATGTGTTGATATAAATTGG